TGGGAAGGCTCTATACAAATACAATTACCTAACGAGATAAATATCTGTTAATGGAAAAGAAAAACCTTGCAGAAGAGCTAAATAAGATAGCTGAAGAATTTAAAGTTAGGCTTCAAAGAGGAGCTAGGCTAGATAAGACTGTTGCTACAGGTAAATTTGCTAATTCATTTAAGGTTAAAGTAAAAGATGATTCTATAGAAATATCATCTGATGCAGAATACGCAGAATACGTTATTAATGGTACTTTACCATCTAATAGCAATGCAGGTTGGGAGCAAAAGAAGCAAGGAATAGAGTCTTGGATAAAGGCTAAAGGTATTAGCCCTTACAGGCAATTAAAGAGTGGATATAAGTTTGCTAAAACATCAACAATAAAAGATAGTGCTTACAAAAGTGCTGTTTTTGCTATAATGAAGAGTATAGCTGATAGAGGTACAATAAAAAGGTTTGGCTACAAAGGTAGTAACCTATTTGAAAGGGTGTATGATGAGATTAGAGACAAGATAGGTGTAGGTATAAAGGAAGCATACTCTGAAGATTTAAAGATTGAATTAAGAAAAATAATAAATATAAGCAATGAGTAAGATATTAGCAAGAAGTCCTTATTGGATTAATGCAACAGCTACGAATTTAATAAACGCTTCTATAGAGTTGTGGATTTATACTGGAGTTATGGATGACGAAAGACCTTCAACACCTAGTTATACTATAACATCTACTGTTACAGATACTCCTAATAATGTATATTGGGATATATCTGATTTAGTAAAAGACTTCATAGATACTAAATACTATCGGGGGAATGCAAACTCTGCTGTATGGGTTGACTATAGAATTACTACAGTAACAGATACAGGAACAAATGAAGGTTCAATACAAACTGGAGACTATGCTGTTTATGGTTATTCTTATTATGAAGAAGGCTATAATTTTACACCTCTAAATGGATGCCTTATAGATAACGACATAATATACAAGTTAGAAGACAATGATGTATCTATTCCTTTAGACAGAAAATTATTCAAGGACATATCTTTTTTTAACGGAAATGAATTAGTTCATTCGGTAGTGAACGACCCTCCTTCTAATTGGAATGAAGCGGATGAATTGATAGAATACTTTGGACTAGATAATTATGATAGTTTTCAACAAAGAATATTTTGGAGAGGAGATACTTTTGAGACTAATAAGTGTATAGAGGCATTTTTAGATGAATACGAAATATATCCTGTTACAAAAGTAGTTGTTTCTTCTTACGACTCTTCTATTCCGTTAAGAACAATAACTGTAGAAGACATAAGTGAATGCAAATACACTCCTTATAAAATAATATTTAGAAACAAGTATGGTGCTAAGCAAGAATTATGGTTCTTTAAGTCCTCTAGACTATCTATGGAAGTGCAAAGAGAGCAGTACCAAGGAAACACAATAAAAGACTATAGGGCTGGAAATATATCATCTCACAGGAATGTTGATTTTTATACGACATCAAAAGAGACTTTAACTATCAATAGTGGCTTTGTTCCAGAGGAATTTAACGAAGTGTTTAAGCAACTTATGCTTAGTGAACATGTATGGATAGACTATAAGCAACAAGTATTACCAATAAACGTATCTAATCAAACCATAGACTACAAGACTAAACTAAATAATAAATTAATAAATTACACAATAGACGTAGAATTTTCTTTTAACACGACAAACAACGTTAGGTAGATGAAAAACTTAGAGCTTTACATAAACAATGAAAGAGTTGACTTGTTTGATTTTGAGGCAGTAAACTTAAATCAGAAAATAAAAGATGTTAGAGATATTAGTAAGATTTTTACTGACTACTCTCAATCATTTAAAGTGCCTGCTTCTTCAAACAATAACAGGATATTCAAGCACTACTATAATTCTGGTATTCAAGATGGTTATGATGCTAGATTTAAAGCTGACGGATTAATTAAAATAGGTGGTGCAGATTTTAGATTTGGAAAAGTAAGACTAGATGGTGTTGATATGAGAGAAAACAAACCTTTTGCTTACAGGCTTGTATTTTTTGGAAGTACAGTAAATCTTGGAGGTATATTAGGCGATGATAAGCTATCAAACTTAGACTATTTAAATAAGTTTAATCACGCATACGATTATCCTACTGTTAGAGGTGGTTTTGAAACAGGTTTACAGTACGACTCAACATCAAACTCAATGGTAGTTGGAAATAATGGGGATATTGTATATCCATTTATATCCTGCTATTCTTATTATTATTACAATTCAACTCCAAACGACCACGGACAACCTAATATCGTACCTCCTAGCAGAAACTTACATAAGCAAGGAACTACAGCACATAACGGAATAGACTATAGGGATTTAAAGCCATCTATAAAGTTAAGACACATAATAAATGGTATAGAGGCTAAATATAGTGGATTATTTTTTGATAAAAGTTGGTTAGACACACCTCCCTTTAATGAACTTTACATGCACCTCCATAGAGACAAGGGATTTTTAAGTTCAGTAGAAAATTCAGAAAGAGTTTTTAGTCAACAAGACTTTGGAGTTAACTTAGACTTAGGTAACATTATTACTGACAAAGATAATAGCTATACTTTAACGTATAGCATAAGTCCTGTATCTGGTACAGGTAATTATAGTTTAAGAGTTGTAGATACACGCTCTGGACAAACATTAGGATATTCCAATGACTTAAACGGAGATGGAAGTTTAGTAGTAGACTACAATGTTTTGTCTTCTGAAGACACTAGGAACTGGAATTTAAACTTCTACATAACAACAGATAACGAATCTGACTTGAGTACATTTAATGCCTCTTTAGATATAACTAAAAGAGAAGCTTTATTTTATCTTGGAACGCTTGTTCAATATACTTTTACAGATTTCAGCTATACAAGTCCTAATTCTCCAGAAACAACAGCTTCAAATGTAGTTGTGACAAGTCAAATACCAGAAATGAAGATTATAGACTTCTTACAATCAATATTTAAGATGTTTAATCTAACAGCTTATTTTCAAAGGGATGAAGGAGTTCCTTCAAAGAGCAGAATAATTATAGAACCACTAAACTCTTATTATTCTAGTGGAGGAGTAATAGATGTATCTGATTATGTAAACATAGATGAAACTGATATTTCAAGGTCTCCAATATACTCTGAAATAAACTTTAAGTATGCTAAACCTAAAACTTTCGGTATACAAAATCAAAACGAATTACTAGATGATGAGTTTGGAGATTTAACTAGAGATAATAGGGACTTAAATGACTTTGTTTCTGATGGAGGAAAGTATGATATTAAATTAGGCTTTGAACATTTGCTGTACGAAAGAACAACAGACCCTAATAACGTAAATTTTACAACTCCCATGCAATATGGTTGGTTAGTGGATAAAAATGAAAACACAGTAAAGACTAGTCCAATAATACATTTTGTTGTTTCAACAGCAGTAAATACAACTAATTACCCTGTAGCTTTTACTGGAATTGTAAATCAAACTACAAATCCTTTAATACAACAGTATTATAGACCTAGCAATGTTAGTGCTGATAGCTCTCAAACATTAAACTTTAACATTGAATATGACGAGTTTACTGGACTAGAGAATAGTAATAGTTTATACAATTCCTTTTATTCTTCCTATGTCGAAAAGGTTTTTAATCCATCAACTAGATTATTTAAAACAAAAGCTATGCTTCCTTTAAGTATACTGCTTAGATATAAGTTAAATGATGTTTTTAGAATAAATGGATTAGATTATAATATAAACCAACTAAAGACAAACTTGCTTACAGGTAAATCTGATATAGAATTGGTTAGTGGAAACTTCGCTGAAGAAGTAGCTCCAGATGCTCCATACGGACTTGCTATTCAGAGTAGAACAACTAATACAATTACAATAGAATGGTCTATACCGACAACAGGAATTAGAGCTGTTTACTACAAATCTTATGTTAATAACGTTGAAGTAGATTTTGGAGAACTAACTTATACAGGAAGTGTGCCAGACACACCTACTTCATTATTAAAGAATTTAGAAACAGGTGTATCTTATAATATACAAGTTTCTTCTTTAAGTATAGACTTGGCTGAATCTCAAAGGTCAGAAGTGTTAACAGCATCAACAACAATGAACTCAAATACTCCAACAGCTCCATCTAACTTAGTGGTTGTGCCACCAATAATAGACAACATTACGGATAACTCAATAAAATTAGAATGGGATTTATCTACTTTTGACCCTAATGCAGGAGATACAGGTTATAGTATTTATGGAAGAATAGGGTCTTCTGGAGATTTCTTGTTTCATTCAAATGTTTCTACAACAGACCATGCAAATGCACAAGATGAATATAATGTAACTGGATTAAGTGCTGGAACTCAATATCAATTTAAAGTTAGAGCTTTTGATACTTTTGCACCTCAACCTAATTCTGCATTTAGTAATATTGTTACGCAATCAACTACTGATGCAACAGATTTAATTCCTCCAGGTGTTCCTACAGAATTTACAGCAAGTAATATAACTCAAACAAGTGTAACTCTTTCTTGGTTCTTTTCATTTAATCCAGATGGGACTCAAGCAGCTGGATATAAGCTTTATCGAGGAACTACGTTAATAGCAAATTTAACTACAACTACGATTTATAACGTTACAGGGTTAACATCTGGAACTCTTTACAAGTTTTTTGTATCAGCTTATGACCTTAACGGAAATGAAAGCAACACTAACGGACCACTAAATGTAACAACGCTATAATATGTTAAAAGATATAATAGACTTATTAAACGAAGATGATTGGCTAATATCTGATGAAGATATATTAATAGCTAAAGGAAAATATCAATCCATTACAAACTGGAAAGAATTTAAGTACAACATAAAACAAAGAAGATTATAACATGGCAGAAGAAAAGATTTTATACAGAATTGTTATAGATGGAAAAAAAGCAACAGCTAAAATAATTGATTTAAGCAATGGAGTTAAGAAAACCGATGTAGCAGTAGAAGACCTTAATCAGACTCTGGGACAAATGAACGGAGAAATGATAAGAACTACTAGTAGTGTCGGTAGGCAAATGGCTGCGTTAAAGAGACAAAGGTCTCAAGTACAAATAAACAGTAAAGAGTATCAGAACTTAACAAAATCCATGAGATTCTTACAGAGTCAAATGGACATGTCAACTGGAGCGACTGGTTCTGCATCTTCTGCTGCTATGGAATTAGGTAGGGTTTTATCTGATGCACCTTATGGCATTAGAGGTGTGGCGAATAACCTTTCTCAGTTTGCTTCTCAAATGGCTTTTGCTGCTAAATCAACAGGTAGTTTATCATTAGCTTTTAAAGATTTATGGAAAGCTTTAATGGGTCCTTTAGGTATATTGTTAGCGATACAAGGTGTTATTGCTGTTTTTGAGAAAATGTCCATGTCTAAAAAGAAAGTTAAGGAGGAGACAGACTCATTGACTCAAACTTTTGGTCTTCAGACCACGAAGTTAATGGTTCTTAAATCAGCTCTAGACGATTCTAATGCGTCTCTAGAAGATAAAAAAGACCTAGTTAAAAAGGCTAGTAAAGAATTTAAAGACCTAAATATTGAAATAGATGAAAATGGTAAACTTACAGATGCTTCTAGAATAGCTATAGATGAATATTCCGTAGCCCTCGTAAAGAACGCTAAAGCTAAAGCTATAGCTAACCTTATAACGAAGGAAATGAATAAACAGGCTCAACTTGAGGTAGAAGAAACAGGAGAGCAATTAGGCTATTTTGATACACTTTATCACGCTATATCAGCTAAGATATTAGGAACAAGTAAAGCAGTCTCAAACGCCTTAAAAGAGGATGGGGAAAAGAGAGACGAGGCTATGAAAAACTCTCAAGATAGAGTTCAGAAGTTCCTTAAAGCACTTGAAGAAAATCGCTTAGATATGGCTAAGTCTCTTTTTAGTGGTAAAGACAAAGGTACTGGAACTAAAGATAAGCCAACGATACTTCAGACTCCAAAAGAGTTTCAAACGGAGGCTGAAGATTTGCAATCTGAAATAGACGCTTGGGACAAGAAGATGTTAATGGCTGCTACAAAAAACAAAGACCAAAGGCTTCAATTAGAGCTTGTGTTTTATAAGAAGTCGAAAGAGGCTAGAAGAAAGGACAGAGAAGATGCTGCTTACAATGCTTTATTTAAATACGAAGATAGTTTAGACGCCTTAGTTAAGTCTGGTAAAATGGATGCAAATGAGGCAGAGAAGGCTAAAGGAATAGCTCTTGTAAAAACTCAAGAGAAAGTACAGGGAATAAATGACGAACACGATAAACTTATAAAGAAAGCAGAAGAAGCTACAAAAGCATTGAGATTAGGTTTAGGCGGTGGAGATAGTGATGATGAAGAAAAGTTTAGTTTAGAAGAGGGTCTTAAACAGTACATGAAGTTTCAATCTGCTATGACTAGCTTCTTAGGTGCAGAATACGATAGACAGTTAACTATAGAGCAAAATAAAACAAATGCTTTAAACAACGAACTTAATCAAAGGCTTCTTAATGAAAACTTATCTAAAGATGAGAGAGAAAGAATACAATTACAGATAGGTCAAAATGATGAGAAACTAAGGAAGAAGCAAGAGGCTATAGAGAAGAAAAGATTTAAGTTAAACAAGGCAGCTAATATAGCTCAAGCTACAATAGCTACATACTTAGCAGCTAATAAAGTTCTTGTTGAAACTAAAGGGGGTACTGTGGCTAGATTTGTTGCTATGGCAGCAACTATATCAGCTGGTTTGTTAAATGTAGCAGCTATAGCTAGACAGAAGTTTCAGTCTTCAGCAGGAAGTGGAGGTTCAATAGGAGCAGCAGCAGGTGGAAATGGAGAAGGAGAGTCTAGAGAGTTTAATTTTAACTTAGCAGGTAGCACACAATCAAACCAGCTAACACAATCAATAGCTAGTCAATTAAGCCAACCAATACAAACGTATGTGGTTTCATCAGAAATAACAAGTCAACAACAATTAGATTTAAATATAGCTAACACAGCAACAATAGGTTAAAACAATAATTATGGAAGATTTAGACATCATAGAATTAATAATAGACGAAAACAATCTAGAGGATGGGATAGAAGCTATCTCACTAGTAGAAAGTCCTGCAATAGAAGAAAACTTTGTAGCTTTAAGCAGACACAAAGTAGAGTTCAAATCTGTAGATGACGAGAAAAGAATTGTAGTAGGACTAGCTTTAGTTCCAGACAAGGAAATATTTAGAAAAAGTGGAGACTATGCTTACAAGATAATGTTCTCTAAAGAGACTGTTAAAAAAGCATCTGAACTTTACCTTAAAAGGCTAAAGAACAACAATGCTACCATAGAACACGAACTATCAGTAAAAGGAGTATCTCTTATAGAGTCTTGGATAGTAGAAGACCCTAATATGGATAAAACAAACTTGTACAAATTAGATGCTCCAGAAGGTGCTTGGGCAGTAGTTATGAAAATTGATAACGATGAGATATGGGAAGACGTAAAGCAAGGTAAATATCTTGGTTTTAGTATAGAAGGTTTCTTTAGTCAAAAAGAACAAGAGTTAGCTAAGCAAGAATTAAAGTCTTATAGCGACTATCCACAATCTGCAACCAACAATGCTAAAAGAGCATTAGCTTGGGTAGAAAAGAATGGATGGGGAAGTTGCGGTACTCCTGTTGGAAAACAAAGAGCAAACCAATTAGCTAATAGAGAGCCATTAACTAGAGATACAATATCTAGAATGGCGTCATTTAAAAGACATCAGCAACACAAAGATGTGCCTTACTCAGAAGGATGTGGTGGTCTTATGTGGGATTGCTGGGGAGGAACTAGTGGTGTTGAATGGGCAATAAACAAGCTAGAGAAGTTATCTTTATCTGAAGAAGACGCTGAAGCTCTAGAATTACTAAACGAAGTACTAAACAAGTTAAAAGATGAGTAGAAGAAGAGAACAAGAATGGAGTAGAACATCTCCAAAGAACAAGAGAAGAGCTTGTTTATGTAAAGATGGTAGCAGGTATAGTAGAGACTGTTGTAAAGGCAGAATGATTAATCAAGGTATTGGTAATATCTAAATCAAAAATACAACAATATTTATATTACTAGTTATTAGTGTTATAGAGTTATTAATAATAAATTTTAATTTATGAAAAGTCCAAAAGAAATTGTAGATGCTTTCAAAAGTATTTTGCTTTCTTCTGAAGAAGTAGTTGAGACACCTGTAGAAGAGGTTGTTGAACTAGCTGAAGAAAAAGTAGAACAAGCTGAGGAAGTTATCGAAGAAGCTCCTATCGCAGAGGAAGAAGTTGTTTCTGAAGATTCAGATATTGAATCACTAAAAAAGAAATACGATTCTTTATACGAAGAGTTAGATTCATTAAAAGCTTCTGTTAAGCAGATGATGGAAATCGTTTCTCCTTCAGAAGAGAAAGACGTTCCTGCTGAGTTATCAGAAGAAGTAGAAACTAAGGAAGAAGTTACTGAATTATCTGTAGAAGCAGAAGAAATAGTACATTCTCCAGAAGCTCAAGTAGAGCAAAAACAACAACATTTATATTCACAAAGCAGAAGTAGAACTGTGAAAGATTCAATCTACAACAAACTATTTAATAAATAAAAAAAGATGGCAACAACAACTTCAATTACAACAACTTACGCAGGAGAAAAAGCAGCAGGGTACATCTCAGCAGCTTTATTATCTGCAAATACTATCGAAAATGGTGGTATTACTGTTAAACCAAATGTAAAGTTCAAGCAAGTAATCAAGAGACTTTCTACCACAGACTTAATCGCTGATGGAAGCTGTGATTTCGCTGCTACTGACACTGTTACTTTAGACGAAAAAATCTTACAACCAGAGGAATTTCAAGTAAACTTAAACTTGTGTAAATCTGATTTTAGAGATGACTGGGATGCAATATCTATGGGATATTCTGCATTTGACAACTTACCTCCTTCTTTCCAAGAGTTTTTAATCGCTGAGATTATTGCTAAGATTGCTGAACAGAATGAGAAAAATATCTGGATGGGTTCTACTGCAACTGCTGGAGAATTTGACGGATTAGTAGCTTTAGCTACTGCTGACGGAACTGTAAACGATGTAGTAGGAACTACTATTGATTCTGCTAACGTAATCGCTGAAATGGGTAAAGTAGTAGACGCTATGCCTTCTGCTTTATACGGAAAGTCAGATGTAAAATTATACGTTGCTCAAAACGTTTATAAAGCTTATGTAAGAGCTTTAGGAGGATTTGGTGCTAACGGAGTAGGAGCTGCTGGTTACGAAGCAAAAGGAAATAACCAAGCTATCAACTCATTATTGTTTGATGGAGTAGAGGTATTCTTAGCAAACGGATTAGACTCTAACTACATGTACTTAGCTGAAGCTTCTAACATCTTCTTTGGAACAGGATTATTATCTGACCATAACGAAGTGAAAGTATTAGATATGGCTGATTTAGATGGTTCACAAAATGTACGTTTTGTAATGAGATTTACAGCAGGTGTACAACACGGATTTGGTTCAGACATCGTTCTTTACACTCCAGCTTAATTAACTGATTATTAACAATAACCCTCCTCTTTGTGGGGAGGGATATTAAAAACCAATACAACAAATGGCTTGTGATTTAACATTAGGAAGAAAAGAAGTATGTAAAGATTCGGTTGGAGGTATAAAAGCTATCTACTTCTCGAATTTTGAAGATACTACTCCTGCTAGTTACACATTTGATGCTACGAATACAGACGTTATTGACTCTGTGTCTGGAACACCAAACGTATACAAGTATGAAGTAAGAGACGCTTCTTCTTTCACGCAAAATATTCAGTCTAGTGCTGAAACAGGAACTACTGCATTTGAGCAAGTAGTTGAATTAACCTTGAAAAAATTAACTATTGATGACCATAAAGAATTAAAATTACTTTCTTATGGTAGACCAAGAGTTATCGTTCAAGACCAAAATGACAATTACTTTTTAGCTGGATTTGAAAATGGCTGTCAAGTAACTGCTGGTACTATCGTAACAGGACAAGCAATGAATGACCTAAGTGGTTATACATTAACTTTAACTGGTATGGAAAAGAAACCTGCTAACTTCTTAGACTCTGACCCTGCAACTGTAGGATTTACTGTTGTAGCTCAATCATAGTTTCACGTTTACTTTATGTTTTTTAGTTTAGGTCTACTTCGGTAGACCTTTTCTTTTACAACAAAAACAAAAAATTAAATATACGTTATAAGTTTATGATTAGATTATTGCCAACATCAAGCTCACAAACTTTTTCTATCTTACCTAGAACATTAGATACAACAGGTATCAATGCTACAATAAGAGAAGACGGAACAGGCAACATAGTAACAATTTCAGATGTTACAGCATCAGTCAACAATGACTACATAGATATAACTCTTTCTTCAGATAAGTTTGTAGCTGAAAGAGCTTATGTTTTAGAGATGACTAGAGGTGCTAATTTATGGTATAGAGATAAGATATACGTTACAAGTCAAACTAATACGGACATCTACCATACTATAAGTACTGATTATTATGAAGAGAACGATACAGATGGCGATGATAAATACATAACAATATAATGGGTAAAATAAATATTAAAAAGAATTATTCAGTAAGTAAGCCAAAGAATTATACTAAAAACTTTAGTGTAGTTGAACTATCTACCTATGAGATGCCTAAAGCTATAGAAAGAAAAGGAGATGATTGGGTTAGCTGGGGAGAAGACAACAATCACTTTGGGAGATTGATAGATTTAAATTTAGGTAGTCCTACTAACTCAAGATGTATCAAAGGTATATCTGATATGATTTATGGTAGAGGCTTAGAATGCACTGATAGTAAAGAGAAGCCTGTAGAATGGGCAGAGACTCAATTAATATTTAAGCCTAAAGACATTAAAAGAATAGTAAGCGACAGGAAAGAGCTGGGAATGGCTGCTATCCAAGTTGTTTACAATAAAACCAAAAAGAGAGTACTAAAAGCATTGCACTTTCCAATAGAAACTCTTAGAGCTGAGAAAGCTGTAGATGGAATTATAAAGGCTTGGTATTATCATCCTAACTGGGCTGAGTATAAGAGAGGAGATAAGCCTAAAAGAATACCTGCTTTTGGTCAAGGTGGTAAGAAGGAAACTTCTGAGATATTTGTATCTAAACCTTATCAAAGTGGATTTTGGTATTATACTCCTAGTGACTATCATGGATGTTTACAATACTGTGATTTGGAAGTAGAGGTATCTAACTACCATATCAACAATATAAAAAATGGTTTACAGCCTAGTTTATTTATTAATTTCAATAATGGTATTCCTCCAGAGGAGACTCAAGAAATAATAGAAAGCAAGATAAACGATAAGTTTGGAGGAACAAACAACGCAGGTAGAACAATTATAGCTTTTAACGAAGACAAAGATAGTTCTGCAACTATAGACCCTATACACTTACCAGATGCTCATGCACAATATCAGTTCCTAGCTGATGAGAGTAGAGAGAAGATAATGTTAGGACATGGGATTGTATCTCCTATTTTATTAGGTATTAAGGACAATACAGGTTTTGGTAACAATGCAGAGGAATTAAGAACTGCATCTATACTTATGGATAACTTTGTTGTTAGACCTTTCCAAAAGGATTTATTAGATGACTTCTGCGAGATATTATCCATAAACGGAATATACCTAAACTTATACTTTGTTACTTTACAACCTATTGAGTTTACAGAACTAGACAATATTTCTACTAAGATTAAGAGAGAAGAAGAAACAGGAGAGAAGTTAAGTTCTCAAGAAGAACCAACAGACTTTTCTAATGAAGAAGGAGACGATATGTTAGAGCAGTTAGAAGGCTTAGGAGAGATTATAAGCGATGATTGGGAGGTTATACATACTGAGAAGTATGCTGAAGAGTTAAGTGAGGTTAAAATGGCTGAAATTAAGTCTAGTAACAAGTCGTCTAAAGAAGATAGTGAAATCTATAAAGTTAGATACGCCTACATGCCTGTAAGAAAATCTCCAGACAGTAGAACTTTCTGCAAGAAGATGGAAACGTTTACGGAAAGAAAGATAGTATTTAGAAAAGAAGATATTAATATGATGTCTTTTAGAGGTGTAAATAGTGAGTTAGGTCATAACAGACAAAACTATAGTTTACTGAAATTTAAGGGAGGTAAAAACTGTCATCATTTCTGGGAGTTAAGAGTATACAAGTTGAAAGGAGATAAGAGAGTAGACCCTAATTCAGCTTACGAGAAAGGTTTAAAAGAACCTAAGAATCCAAATGAGATGACTGAAAGAATGATTGACAGACCAGACAGAGGAGCTTACCCAACTAATAAAAAATAAGATATGGCGACTAAAGCATTATTTATAACATTAAATGACTTAAAAAGAAAGTCTATTATATCTGGAAATACAGATGACGATAAGCTAATACAGTTTGTAGAGGTTGCTCAAGATTTGCATATCCAAAACTATTTAGGTGGAAACCTATACGACAAGCTACAAGACTTAATACTAACAGATACACTTGATGATGTTGCTAACGTCAACTACAAGAATTTAATTAATCAGTATGTAAAGCCTATGTTGATTTGGTTTAGCCAAAGTTCTTACTTGCCATTTGCCTCTTACAATATTGGTAATGGTGGTATCTATAAGCACATTGGAGATAACAAACAGGCTATAGATAAAGATGAGTTAGTTCATTTAATGGGTAAGGTTAATGAGACTGCTGACTTTTATACTAGAAGATTCTTAGATTATATGGATTATAATAACAATCTGTTCCCAGAATATAACACATCTACAAATGAGCAGATGAGTCCAGATACAGATTCTAATTTCTCTGGAGGTATATTTTTAGGATAGTATGAAGAAAAAGATTTATAAACCAAAAGACTCCAATGTTAAGAAGATGGAGATGTTATTTAAAAAAATAAAAGAAAAAGATAATGGCAAACGAAATATACGATAGTACTTCGTGGGGTAATGCAATAGAAACTGCATCTTCTATTGGAACATCAACTGAAATGATACAAGGGCAATTTAATCTAAATAAGAGACAAAAAGTTGAAGCAGTTAAGTGCTTAGATGATGCAATACATACAATAGGAATACAAGACATACAAAACTAAAGAAATGGCAAAACCAAAATTAGCATTAATACCAGCTGCACAAGGAAGTGATAAGTTGTTTTCTGTATTACCTTCAAGTGGTGTAGGAGATTTTGACTTTATAAGACCTAGTTCGGCAACAAGAATAAATTCAAAAGGACTTGTAGAAGAAGTTGCAACTAAAGAATCAAGATTAAACTATCCTTTGATTGATGGTAAAGCTGTAGGATGTCCACATCATATTTTAGAGCCACAGAGAACTAATTTTATATCTTATAGTAATAATTTTTCGGTTTCATATTGGTTAAAAGAAGCCTTTGGGACTGCTTCTGTCCCTGTTGTTACAAGCAACTATTCAACTTCTCCAGATGGTAGTTTAAATGCAAGTAGAATTGTATTTAATATAAATGGAGGAACGACAAGTAATGATATTTCTCAACTTGAAGGGTCTGTTGTCAGTAATGGTGGAAATATAACAAATTCACTATGGATTAAGTCAAATACAGGTTCTAGCTATAATATGTCTTTTGTAAGACCTAATGGGTTTTACACTAGCGTTTTAGTGACAACTGAATGGCAGAGATTTGTTATTAGCTCTTCAATCGCAGGGGTAAATTCAACTTTAAGACTAAGGCTTAGAGGTAGTGAAAATACAAGTGATATTGCTGATGTTTCGGTTTGGGGTGCACAAGTAGAAGAAGGCTACTTTTATCCAACATCTTATATCCCAACCAACGGAGAAGTAAACGGAGTTACTCGTTCACAAGAAAGTGCTAACAATGCTGGAAATTCAGACACATTTAATAGTTCAGAAGGTGTTTTAATGATAGAAGCAAGTGCTCTTGTTGATGATACGTCTGAAAGAAGATTCTCCTTAAATGACGGAACGTCTAGCAACGTTATTAGAATTGGGTACACAAGTACGTCTAATAGAATTGTCGCTGTTGTGTATAATGGAAGCAATCAAGCAGTTTTAACTTATGATTATGCAAGTATAATTCACAACAATAAAATGCTTTTAAAATATAAAGAAAATGATTTTGCTTTATGGATTAATGGATTTAAAGCTTCAGCTGATAATAGTGGGGCAACTTTTCCAGAAGCAACTTTAACAAATATGAGTTTTGATAGTGGAAGTGGAGGTAATAAATTTTACGGAAAAGTAAAACAAGTACAATACTACGATTCGGCATTAACAGATAGTGAACTAGAACAATTAACGTCTTGGACGTCTTTTTTAGATATGGCACAGGGACAACAATATTCAATAAAATAAGATATGGCAAGTACTTTAAAATTTGGAAACGGAAATTGGGCAACAATAGAAGGCTCTGCATTAGCTTATAATGATGAGAATGGTAATTTTAAACCTTTACCATTTGATTATAGTAGAGATGGTTTAGCTACTGCTAAAAATAAGGATGGTTTAATTGAATTTTTAAATGAATCGCAGCCAAAAATAGATTATACAGGTAATAGTAAAGGTGCTTTATTGTTAGAGCCAGATAGCACTAATTTTGCATCTTATAGTGA